GCCTTCTGATGCATTAATTCCTCCTTCTTTCATTGCGGTTAAGAAAAATGCTAAATCTTCAACAGATCCGCCAAGTTGTTTTATTACTGGGCCTGCTTTGGGGATTGCAACAGTTAAATCTTCAATAGATACTACAGTTTGGTTTTCTACTGCGTTAAGGAAGTTAATTTTACTTGCTAGGTCTTCTGCTGCTATTCCAAAAGCGTTTGTTACTGATATGGTCGTTTCTAGTGCTTGTTCTTGTTCTACCCCGCCAAGAACTGCAAGACGAGTTGCTTGTGCTACTTGTGCTGTAAGGTCTGCTCCAGTTTTACCCATTGCTGCTGCTTTGGCAGCCATTTCCATAGTTTCAGTAACTGCGACACCATATTTAGTAAACCCTTCAGCAAGAAGTTGTATTTCTTTTAATGCTTTATTAGTTTCATCTGCAGTTGTAAAAATATCTCCATAGACACGTTTAAATTTAATGGCTTGTGCTTCAAGATCCATAAATGTTTTTGATGCTGCTGTTCCAAAATATGCAAGTGGTATTGTAAAACCTACCATTAATTGACGACCTGCCCACTGAGTGTTTTTACCAAAATTTAAAAGATTTGTAGATCCTTGCTTTAATAGTTGATTAAATAATGCTTGTTTCTGTGCTGCTAGCGCTGTTTTAGTTGCATAGTCATTCATGTCCAATGTTCTTGGAGTAATTGACATTGCCTTAATTGCTCCAGATGCATCACGACCCATTTTAATATATTGAGTCTGCATCTTTTTAACACGTTCTTCAGCAACTTTCCCGATAGTGTTAAATTCTTGTTTAAATAATTTTCCAAAAGTTCTGGTAGATCCGCCTGCATAACGGAAATACTCACGCATTGAAAGTTTGTTTGTTTCAAGTGAGTGAGTAAAGGATTCTGTAGAACTTCTTACTAATCCCATTTGGGCAGTAAATTTGCCCGTAGCATTAATTGAATTTAAAAGATTAGTAGATAGATTTTTTTGCGCTGCGACAGAGGCTGCGCTGCCTTTTGATAGAGATGAATGAAAGGCTGCTAGTTGCCTCTGTAAACTTTTTAATTCTGCTAAAGCGGCGGATGCATCTATACTTACGCCAATTTTAGCGTTTACATCAGCCATTCATTTACACCCCGTTTATTTATTCGTTATTTGCAAGTACTGTATTTAAAAGAGCATTTGCATCTGCTAATTTAATTCCAGAGGCTGCTTCAATAATTTTATAAGTTGTTGGAAGATCTAATATTTCTTCTAACTTATCAATGTCTTTAGATAATTCAGGACTAAATTGCTCCATAGCAATTTGAGCACATTCTACGAGTAATGTCATAGACTTATCATTATCTTCGGCTACTGCTGCGACCTGCTCAAACTTCTTCATAAATGGTCTTAACAACGAAAGTTTTAGTGGTCTAACACTAATCTTTGTTCCATCCATCAAGACGAGTTCTGTTCCTTCTGATTTTACTGTTGGCATATACTTCCCTTCCTGTTTAGGTTGAACTTAATTATATCACAAAACCTTGTTTTTTTATACATTAATTTAGATTTTCATAATCTAACCCCATGCCAATGCCAAAGCCTGCTCTCCTCGCTTTGTCGCCTTTATAGGTAAGAATGTCATTATCTTGTCTTCCGCCATTAAATACTTTATTTTTTAACTTAGTCCAGGGGTCTTCTTCTTGTGGTTTATTCTTATCTAAATCAATACCCTGGATAGCAGCAAGAAATTTTTTCTCTTCATTATCAACTTCTCTTTTTGATTTAAGAATGGCCATTAGTTCTGGCATAGATATAGAAGTTTCTAATTCATTGTAGTCTTTCCATATTCCCAGCAAAAATGCTTCTGATTCTAATTTTACTAAATCTAGATCTGCCCAAACCGATTTGTCCTCTGTAACGTTTTTTGCCACGGAATCTTTTGAGTCTTTATTGACTTTGATCCCTGCTGCTACATCTAATATTTCAAATATTGTCGGCATGTCAAAATTGTCCTCTACATCTTTTTTATTTTTAGACCATTCTGGATGAAACTGTTTCATGCATATTCTAATGCACTCAATCAAAACATCTGTGGCTTCATCATCGCCATTAGTATCTTTGACTAATTGAAAGGTATCCATAAATTCCCTTAAATATTTAATTTTTAAAGGACTAACTTCTATTTCAAAATTATCAACAGAGTATACATTTTTAATATCATAAACAGTGTTTGCCATAATTCCATTATATCAAAAAAAAGACCCACCAGTTTGACTAGTGGGCCCTTCTTTTCTTTATTAAGTTTTTTATGAACCTTGGATTGTACGGTCAATAATTTTTCCGTAAGATCCTGTTGAGTCTTCTGGTAGAAGACGGAAAGTAACATCAAACATTGTTGCTGTGTCACGCTTTGCTGATACTGTAACATTTTCAATAGAAAGTGCACGGTATGCAACATAAACACGCTCAACGCTAGATGACTCGTCACAATCACCTGTTCCTGGACCTACTGCAATCAAAGCACGCTCTACTGGACATTCACCGATATCGCCAGAAGCGAGGTTGAGTGTGCGTCCTGCAGATGTTGTTTTGCTGCCTGAAAGATCATCGCCTTGTCCTGCGATTGAGAACAATAGATTTTCTAGAGTTGCTTCTGCAAAAGAAGTAGCAAGTGTTACTTGCATACCTTGTTTGTAAAGTTTTGCAACGTCAAGAATTTGGTCTACTTGAACTTCGCCGAAATCAGGTTGGAATGTGATTTCAATACCATTACTTGTATATCCTACGTTTTCAATTCCGCCAGCGATATTAGCGCTATTAGATAGAGTCGTTTTGTAAGACTCAGTTGAAACGAAAGCAGGGACAGTTCCTGGTGTTAATGTACTATCTGCTGTAAACAGTGCAGCAGCGCCAACGATAATATCGCTAGATGTACCTCTTGTATATGCCATTTATTCACCTCTTTTTGTGGTTAGTATATGGACGATTTGTTTCCTCATCCATAATTATACAGCCTTTTATTATGATTCTTCTTGTGGCCATTGTGGATGTAATGGCCTATCAAATTCAAGAAAGTCTATATTGTCTTTTAGATGATAGTCGTATTCTACTATGTACTTGTGAACACTTCCCCTTCTGTATCCGTCCAACTCAACCAAGTCTTGAGACTCGTCTGCTTGAAAGACCCTGATGCTTCTAAAAAATACTTTCATGGGTAACTCTTTTGCAACAAGGCTTGCTTTGTTATCGGTCATCCATTTATTTAAATCTTGAGCAGAGTAGTCTTCTCGATCTAGGACCGCTAGCATTACATTTCCAATATTAGTACAACTTTCAATATCTCCGTATACTGTATACAAAACTTGCTCTCTTTTGCCTACTGGAAAAGCGCTAGATCTTAGGCGCATCATTCGGTCATAAAATAAAACAGCAGGAAGTTTTTCATTTGCCGATGTCTGTAAATCCTGATAAATGTCTGAAATATTAACTGCTTGTGCTGCAGGCAAAAATGGAATATATGATGGTACATTTGGATTTATAGCCATGTTTATATCTTCATATTTACTAAATTGCTCATGCAAATACTCATTGATATATGATGCTGGAAAATCAAAGTTTGCTCTGGCGAGTACCATATTACTATTCTACCTCAACTTTTGCATTAACCATCCATTTAAATCCCGTTGCTTTTCCTACTGACCTACCGCCTTTAATTCCTGCTGTAAAATTCTTTTTATATATCTTAGGATTATCTAGGTATTGATAAAGGCCTGTTGAGGTTAAAAATGATTGAGCAAAGTATGTGTTCATAAATCCATCAAATACTTTTTCGTAAGACCCTTTAACCTCTCTTCCTCCAGGGGAGTTATTAACTATTGTTTTTTTAGTAAATACTGTGACTCCGTCGTCCTCAAAAACAAGGACATTGCTATTCTTTGGCTTTATAACAACAGGAACTCCTTCTTCCATAATTTTTGCCTTATTATAAAATGGTTCATAAGATCCAGATTGAATAGATTGAGATTGTCTAAATTTAGAAGTAATAGATATTCCTAGACTTGTTACTCTATATTCAATGTCAAACAATCTTTGTCCCCTATTGCCTGTTTGGTACCATTCATATACGTGGTGCAATGCTTGTGGGTTACCTCTTGCCATAGCGTCTATGTATAATTTTAATCCCTCAATAGTTCCCCTTGCAAGATTATCTAAAAATATTTTTTTGCCATCTTCGGCTCCTTCTAAAAATCCAAAGGAGTACTCAACCATATTGTCTAGTTGTTTTTGAAAAAGTTTAGTATTTAACCTAACTAACATTAATCTACCGACGCTTGGCTTTCGGTACGTCTCCAAACCATCTGATATGACTCTACGTTTCCAAAAGGGCCGACAAAGGGCTGTATTGTTGCAATTTCATAGATTGTACCTTTTCCAGAACGAATACCAGATGTTTCTTTATATATCATATTTCCATGCATATCTCTTACGTTTGTAATCAATATGTCAGTAATTGCATATGGCTTATCAAGAGATGAAATTCTTAGATCTGTTGAGGATCTTGCAATTAGTTTGTTGTTAAGTTGAGAAATCATTTTTGGATCTAATTCTTCAATATTTTTTCTAGTAGAAGGGGCAGCATTGCAGGCAATTGTTCTATCGACTAGCCATTCTTTTTTTATTTCTCCATAACCACCTTGGGTAGATATTGCATAATAAATATCTGCACACATTGGATGTATAAAGTCATTTGGTTCGCATAACATTAAATCACTCCAGGTTTGACAATATTGGTTACATATTTGTCTAAAATTTTATCAACTATCATGTTTCCAGTACCTTCTAAAATTTTCTTATTAAATTGAATTTTATATTGATCTGTGTCGTATGAAGTAACATATCTTTTGTAGTAATCTAATTTTCCACATTTTAAATCTTCTATTAATAAAGTAGTGGCATATTTTACATCTTCGGGAACTGTTTTATATCCTGCGTCTAAAACAAAAATATAATCATATCCTCTTGGGAAGTCTACAATTCTTCCACTTCCAACAGACCCCAAATCTCCGTATGCTGGTGGTAACACAATTGAACCTTGTTCAACACGGTTATACTGTGAATCAAAATAACGTTGTATTCCTGAGTTGTCGGCTGTAATATTAAATGTGTATATGTTGTCATCTGGAGTTTCAAAATCATAAATTAAAATATTATTTTCGTATACTTTTAAAATTTTGTTAAACCTTTTCCAAATACTAAAATAATCAGAGCCTTGACCGACTCCTTGAATTATTTCTTTTGAATTATAAAAACCACCCTGGACAACTGTATCTATAATTGATCTAGCAATCATCTCTAACTGTGTGTATTCTGATACTTCAGATGCGGTTGATCCAAGCAGGTTTGGGTCAATGTATGGTCTTTTTATTTCTATTGTGTCCTCTATAACAATGTTTTCATCTTCGTCTAATACTTGAAACAAAAAATTTCTATCCAATAATAAATCTGACTGGGGAAATGCATATGTAACTTTAGAGCCTGTCGTAGATGTTACATTTGAACTCTGTAACACATGATCTGCCAAATCTTCAACGTAAATTGTATAGTCACTATTTGCATCTGGAACATCCCAGGTAGTTACTTTAGGGTATGTAGGAACTCTTAATATATCCATGTTATAGACCGTACTCCTTTGCTACCTCTTCTGGACTTGCAATTCTAATCCCTGGCCTTGTAAGCCATTTTTCAGCATTAATTCTTTCTACTATGTTGTAGCCTTTTAATATTTTTCCAAAACCTGAAGAGTATATGTTTTTGTTAGAATATATGGCTACGTTGTCTTTTACGGGCTTTTCTTTTTTTTCTTTGATTTCTGAGAATGACTCTGAAGATGCAACAACAGTACCAAATACATTATCAGCAATTGGTCCAAGGGATTGTATATTTTTTTGTTTAACATCAGACATAGTATCCTCCTTCTTGTATTATATCATTATAAATAGAAAAGGGGGACAAGAGAATTAACTCTCATCCCCCAAAAACTGTTTACAGATTAAGAATCTGAAGCAGCGTCAGCGAACGCAATTGCATCCTGCTCTTCCCATTGAATACCAAAGCGAACAAATACTGTATATTCTACAGTGTCTTTCTTTGCCTTGTACTCACGGTTAACAGTGATATCACGTTGGAAACCCCATACACGGTTTGCTGGGAATGTAAGATCTACATAGCCTGCAGGGTAGTAAGGAACTTCTTGAACCGCAACACCAAGAACACGAGTTGTACGTGCTCCACCGAATGTTTGGCCCATTCCATCTAGGTAGTCTTGACGATTTGCTTGAGTGCTTCCTGGTACTTGACCAGCAAAAGCCTCTGCAACAGCATCTGCAAGAGTACCATTATTCTTAACAATACCTTGGAAAGCATCTGTACCAGCATAGAACTTTAGGTTCTGCTTGATAGCACGATACTTACGTGGCATTGCTAGGATGATATCTTGCATAACGCCTGTTGTCCAAGCATTATCTACTACGGTCACTTCTGACTCGTGAGCATCTCCATCTGTCTTGACCTTATTAACGAAACCATCCATAATTGAAAGGAATGATCCTGTTGATCCGTCACCATTAATGGCTAGATCTTCAATGTCATTACCAAATGCGTTTGTCATAAGACGAACGATGTGGTCTTCTAGTTGTGCACCTTCGATGTTATCTTCTAGTGCTTCTGCTGCAACTTCCCAATCTAGACGAATCTTCTTGGTTGTAAGTTCTACCTTACTGAATGTTGCTCCTGCGTTAGTGTAGTCACCAACTGCTTGTGAAGCAGCACGGATTACACGCTCACCAACGTTAACTTTTTCAAGTTCCATGGTGTTAGCCTTCATTGTTACACGACGACCATCTTGAGCAAGTACTGTTGCGTCCCAAACATAGTCAATAAAACGACGTGCTTGTTCTGGACGAAGAATACCGCTTCCGACATCACCTGAAGGGTTTACTGCGTTTGCGCCTGTTGTTACGCCTGCTAGTGCGACTGGAATATTTCCAAGTTCTCCACCATCACCGTAATTTCCCGGTACGTTTGCTGCTGCGTCTGAACCTGATGCGAATGCACCCTGACCTTGGTAAAGGCCTGGAGTTGTTCCGCCCAGTTGTCCGCTTGTACCTGGCTGGTTTTTCTTAATTTCTTCCGACATTATTACACCTCCTAAGTGATTTATCTAAATAGATCGGCTGTTTTGAGGAAACGTCCGCCCCATAGGGATTTCTCAACCATTTCTGGTTGTTCCTGAACAATCTCACCGAGATCGCCAGATTTTCGGAATGCTGTATCTGCTTCAACGGCATCTACACGCTTTCCAAATTCATTAAACTCATCTCTTGTTGCAGAAACATCTTGTGCTACTGCTCCAATTGATTTTGTAATTGCATTAACCTGCTCTTGCAGAGACTTAACGGTTGCAACTAGATCGCCAAAGGCTGATGTGAGAGTATTGTTGATTTCTGTAACTGCTTCTGCAATTACTACATCAGACTTAGATACTTCTTCAGTCTTAACTTCAGAAACTACCTCTTCAGACTTAGTAACTTCTGAAACTGTTGGCTCTTCTGCCTTAGTTACTTCTGCTACCACAGCCTGCTCGGTTGTTAAAATTGTTTCTGCTACAACATCTTCTGATTTTGTAACTTCAGCAACTTCAACTACGGCATCTTCTTGTGGAGCGACCTGAACATCTTCAACAGTAGCAATAGATTTCTCAACAATTTCTGTTGCTTCTTTTTTTGTTGTTTTTGCCATAGGATTTTCCTCCTTGTCTATCTTAGAAATACTTGTGCCATTAGCACTTTCAACTAAGAACTTGATCATGCTTGTTTTCTCGTTGTCTGTTTTTTCAACGAAACCTATGTTTTGCATTTGAATACCAGAGGTAGGGCTTAATTCTGATTCATTTTCTGAAACCATAACAATTCCAGATTCTTTATCCCAAAAAACATTTTCAATTGGTGTATCCATACCTTTTACAATATCTACACCATCTACTTTTTCTACAGAAACAATATTTGCAAATTGGTTTGCTGGACTATCAACTAGTGACAATTCTACTAAATCATAATCTTTAATAACTCTAATTTGTTTTTGTACTTGATCGTCATATGCTTCGTCCCATTTATTCATTTTTCCACCTATTGAAAATCCTGTGTATGTTCCATCTAAAACTTTTTCCCATGCATTTTGTGCACCCTTTGAAATATATGCAGAAACTAAAACTCCGTTGTACATTTTTTCTGATTTTGTATCATAATATTTATCTTCTTTAAACGAAACCATTTTTCCAACAGCAGATGGCTGATGCATTTCACGAATGTTTCCACGAAATTTTTTAAATGCTTTTAAACTTGCTTCTGTTGTAACAATGTCATCTTGTTTGTCAACGTTATCTAATGTGGCAAAGCCTGAAACTGTGCGTCTTTCTTTATCTACCTTACTAAAAGGCATTGAAAGTCGAAGTTGCTCGCCCTCAGTGTTCCATTGGGCCTTAGTTATAATCATCTTACTGTATAGTATAAGGCACTTTTTTTACAATATCTCAATTATTGAGACGCTCTGCCAGAACCCTTTGGATTTCTACCAGAAACTGTTGCTGCCCCGTCAGATTGAGTATTTGTTCTTTCAGAATCTCTTTGTCGATTTGCAGTGTCATTTGCTGCGTCTTGTGGTTTTAATTGAAATGGTTCATCTCCATGTGGCGCTTGAGGGAGTCCAAGTTGCTGTCTTGCTTCGTTTGGAAGCATAACTTGAGTCTTTACGTATCTTTCAAGAATTTGAGATTGAGCAATTTCATCTGTAAGTGTTAGTTCGTTAAATTTAAATTCTAAAATATCAGTTTTTTCACGAATAACTTTATTAATCATTTTTTCTATTTGGCGCTGTGCTGGTCTTGCAACTTGCTCTTTAAATGTACGATCTTGGGATAGGGCTGCTGCAATTGCAGAAGAATCAGATCCCCCTAATTTTGATAATGGAACTTGATGAGCAATCAAAATATCATCACGATTTTGTTTTCTGTATTCTTTAAAAGAACCATCTTGAATACCATTTTCAATTGGCTCCATTTTAAACTCAACCTTATTGTTATCGCTATCTCCGGGAAGAGGAATATAAAGAGTTCTATGAGATTGTCCTTTTAAATTTGTCTGCAAAAATCTAAACATCTTATCTTCAGCATCTGAAGAAAGTTTTGCTCCTTTTAATGTAACAACATATCTTGGAACAGCCTTGTTAGAAAAATAATCTATATTGTATTGAGATGCCAACTGATCTCCATGTAATGAAGAAATGGCAGAAATAATATCTGGCACTCCATAAAATGTGTTTAATGGAGAGTATTGTTTTAAATGAATAATTTCATTTGGACGATTGTCTAGTGTGACTGGATTAGGATTTTTAGCCCCAAAATTTCTAAAATAAACTACCTTGTTTGCAATAATTTGAACAAAACCATCACGCATGCGACGCACACGCATTGTTGTTGCAGGAATATGTCCAACATACCCAATTTCTCCTCTTGTAGTTCTTCCAATTTCTAGGTAACCATTTCCTGTTGCTTGCACGTCTGTATAAACTTTTTCCATAGTTGTTGTAAATGAATCATCTGTATTTAAACTTTCTAGCCAGTCTGTAAGTTCAATTTTTGATCTTTCAATTCTTTTACGAGCACGGTCGGTTGATGCAGTATCCATAGATGCTTCTAGTTTTAACATTGTTCTGGGAGAAATTTCAAATTTGTAACCAAGTCCAACAATATTCTCTACTTTTGCATCGATTGCTGCATGGTTAGCAAAAGATGTATCGTAATAATTTGCCAATTCATAAACGTTCCATGGTGGGGTAATAACATCAAATAAACCATAAGCATTTCTATACAAAACTCCTGGATTAATTTCTTTAGATTTTGCGTCATCACGTCCTGAACTAATTGCAAGAGCACTATTCATGTATGCTGGACTTGCTTCTACTTTGGACATTCTTGCAGCACGTCTTTTAAAATTATTATCTAAACCAGTTAAATTTTTTAATTCATCCCAAGTTTTATTAAAAGGATCGCTTTTTTTAAATTGATCATTTATATCAACTAACTCATCAATGCTTGCACCAATATTGTATTGCGTTTCTTCACTCATTAGTCGTCTGATCCCCATTTCTTTACTGTTTGCTGCGCTGCGTGCACTGCTCCTAAATCGTTCATATTTGGTATTAGCCCTTGAGACATTCTGTCTTTTTGTTCTGAATATTCTTCTTCTGAAATTCTATTTAAACCTGGAACAAAAATGCACTCACCGTCTCCTGGGTCTCCATAGTGTTTTGCGGCATTTTTTAATTCTGATATTTTTGATATGTCCCCTTTCATAGCGGGAATATTTAAAACAGATCCAGTTCCATCGGTAAACCATTTTCCATTTGATTTCTTATAAACATAAAGGCCCCAATCATAGTATTTATCAATTACTTTTATACGAGACTCTCCAACTTGGCCCTTCATTTTAGGCAAGGCTTTACTCTTTTTAGGCTTATTATTTAAATTCATAACCATCAGTATACCATATTAGACTGGTGTTACGGTTTGTGTTTGCCAAGACATTTCAGAATATATTTTAACAGAATCTGCAATAAAATTCAAACTTTCAGAAGTATTGCTATCGATGACAAATTTATTTCTGCCAATATATGCTTCATATACGCTTGCTGGGTTTACTCCATATAATTCTGAAGAGGACAAAACCAACACCCCGTCCCAATTATAAGATGTATACCAATATGTCCAATATAAGTCTGAGGACCCACTATTTTTTACTCTAAGCCACGGCCTGTAGACTTTGCTCTGAATCTCTTGCAAAGCAGTAGATTGATAACTGGCAATGTTATTAAATACAAAGGGCCCATTTAAATTTATATGCCCCAAAAAGTTATCCATATTAATGCTACTTGCAAAAGAAACACCAATAACAGACCACTCTTTTGCTTCTAAAATTGGATCTTTTACTAAGTTTCCATTAATATAAAATGCAAGCCCATTTACTTGTTGCCCAGTTGCCTTATTGACTGCAAACAATTTTCCTCTATTTCCCCTTTGACTGGAGGCAGAAACAAAAAATTGAATTATGTCATTTTTATGTTCTAACTCAAAAACTTGCGTTGCACCATAAGGAAACTTATCAAAATCATATCTTAGCCACATTTGTAAGGCAGTTACTCGATAATTATTTGAAAGGCTGCTATTTATTGGAATTCCAATACCTCTATTTACGTATGGGTGAAACGATCCTCTTACCTCTATTCCACTTTTTCTTGTTGAGTATAAGTACGGAACACTTTCTTTAAAAATACTAATTGGGTTTTTTGCTTTATAGTCATAATAAATTCCAGATTTTTTGTATGGGTATATTGGAGTTCCAAACCTTGTTCCAATTTTAGTTGCACTGTTATGGTCAAATGCTTGTGATGCAATTTCTAATTTTTTTAAACCTAGATTTTTGTTTTGAGTTCCTTTTAAATTAAAAACTAAATGAACAACAACCGCTAATAAATTAAAATCTACACCTGTTGGCGGATAAATAATTGTGTTATCTGCAACCTCAAAAACTGTATTTTGCCAATTTGAATAATTAGATATATCTAATATTTTATCATTTCTTAATGCTTGGACAATAGAAAACTCATTTAAGTTCTTATTAGCCCCTGCCGTAATATATTGAATACTTATATAACTTTTGACTGCAGAGTTGTCTGTATTATAAAAATATGATTTAATAGACTGTTGCTCAATGTCCTCATAGTTTTCCCAGCCAGAAAAAAGAGCATTATCTAATTGGTTGTAAGATTGTTGAACAGTATGATCATATCTGAGTTCTAAATCATTATAATCCCATGGCGCTTGTTGCTCTGTAGAATAAATAACTGTAGGGGATGGATAATCAATATTGAACTGTAACAAATCAAGATCGTAATGGTTTTTTCCTTCTAGGTCATCAATATAAGAACCAAAATATGATAAAGGTATGTAGTCTTCCCAATACCCAGCAGATGCTGTGTCTAAATAAAATTTGTTGTATCTTAATTCAGGAATTAAAGTATACGTAGATGTGTGGGCCATAAAACTATTTCCGGCTTCTACATCTGCTAAGCCGTTTATTTCAAATAGGCTAGAAACCAAACTTGAGTTATAATTGCTAAAAATATGAAATTTATAAAATTTGCCTTTAAAATTTTCAAGACCACTATGATTTGCCCCCAAATAAACTCTTAACCTATTTTTACTTCCAAAAAATGTTGATAGGTTAGAGCCAAAATATTCAATCATTTTTGCTAACTTAAAACCTATTGGTAAATATGCATTTGGCAATACCGAAGCACTTTCATTTAGCACTATAACGTTATTGTTATATGAAAAATAATATTTTATTACGTCATCTTCGAGTGTTGCTTTAAAATAATTTCCATTGTCAATATTGTAGATTTCAAAAATTGTTTGTATATCTTCCGATGCCTCTTCAAACTTTATGACTCCGACAAGGCCATGAATGTCTTCTTTTATGATAGAAAAATTATCAAAATATGCATATGTTTTTTTATTATTCCAGTCTTCATTTGGCCTAAATGTAAAATAATTAACGGACTCGTTTTGAACTAAAGAGTTGTCATTTAAAAATTTTTCATTTGTATAATCATCTAAAAACATTGTTGGCAGATTGTATTTTGCAAGAGACATAGTTTTTGCTGTAATAGAAAGATTGTCGGTTGTTGCCTGTGACCACTTTCCTATATCTGGATATGTATAGTTTGCCGCATATTCTGCAAACGGATAATCAATATATGCTGACGTTGCTCCATATGCCGAATTGATACTTTCGGGAGAGGTTACTGCTTGACCATAAACCCATCTTTTTTTTGCCACAAGGTCTGCAACTAGGTACGAATAAATAGCAATACAATCTATCTCATAGGGATAAACATTTTCATAAGAATAAAAGCCTAGCCAGTCTAATTCTTTGTTAGACTCATTAAACTCTAATGGCAAATCTATATTTGACATATCAATATTTAAAGCAATAACTTGTTCTCCATTTATTAATAATGAAGCATTATTTGAAGAAAGTTTTATTTGAACAAGCATTGGCCTGTACCATTCTCCAACATAGTGAGATGCAAAATGTTTTCCAATGACAAGAGTTATAAAGCCATCTTCTACATATAAGCCATCTGTTGACCCAATTGGTCCAAAAATTCTTAATGCGGTATTTGAGTCAGGGCTAATTTTTATCCACATCTCTATTGTGTATTCTTTATATCTTCCAGTTTCATTTAGAAAGCCAAAACCTGGAATAATTAGTGATGGATTATTTTCATTTGGAATAATTTTTGTAATACTGTCAGATCCATAGACCATCGGAATGCTTGAGTTTTTTGCAGTTAAACTATTATTATTTACTAAATAATATCCATTTTTTATACCTAAAGCATAAGAATTTAAGTCTACAACGCCATCTATCCCAGTTAATCCAATGTTGGATGGAAATGGAGAAACTGTCTGTCCTAAAGAAGTTGTATTAAAATTTTCAGAACATTGTGCAACAGTTATTCCATTAGTAAAAATTTGATAACTATCTGTAGAAGCAGCCCCTCCCTCAAATTTTATTTTTAATATTGGTCTAAAGGATGTAACTTGATCTGGAAATATTGAGGTGTGAGAAATAAAAATCCATTTTCCAAAAATACCAGAAGAGTACTGAGTAACCTTTTCAATAGTTTCAGCAGAAGAAGTATCATTATATTCAAACCCAATTGATACTGATTTCAAGTATGGGCTATCTGTATAGATATAACATCCTGTAGTTAGAGTTTCTAAATCAAAGTTTAGTTCATTTAAGTTTTCTAAATCATCCCCGACAAATTTAATTTCTTTTTCTGTGCCAACAAAATCGTCAAATTCAACTAAGTTCAGTATGCTGTTTGCAAAAGGCTTGTTTAAATCTTGGCTACTAGATATGACATTCGCACCAACAAAGTCCCAGTTTATTAAATTTCTTTGTGTATTGGAAATTAAAGATAGATAATCGACGTCATCGTCTAATGACCAAAGACCTATGGGGTGCTCTGCAAAAATTTTTTCTGCATATAAATTAGATTTAATAGACATTGTTAGTCTATTTTATCATATTAACGGTTTTCCCAAAGAGGATTTCCCCAATAGATGTCCTCATACTTTAAACCTGGATAGGGAGACTGTCCAGTTGGAGCATTCCAAAAATCAGATATAAACATTGGTTTTTTTTCAACAGTAGTAATCTCTCTTGAAAATTCCTCAGTTTCTGGGAAAATTATACAATCTCCAGCAATCAAATTTTTTGCAATTTTATAGTTATTAAATTTAAAGATTCCTCCATCATGGCAATCATTCCACTTTATAATTGACCTAAACACATTTTCAGGCCTATCTGCTGAATGACCTGCTGAAATATTTTTTCCTGGGGCATATCTCATAATATAACTCTTTCCTAAAATAGGTGGGTCATATTTAATTCCAGACATTTGAGAAACGGCTTCCTGTATTGCATTACAATATTTTTCAAAGATAGAAACAACCTCTCTTGGCATATCTCCATAAGTGGTTATGTCAAAGTTTATTCCTTCTTGGCTAAATAGAGGGTCATGTAATGGGATATGATCTTCTTTAGTATTAAATTTAACTGAATCAACAAATTTGCCAATTAGTTCTAAGTTTTCTGCTGTTGCTACATTTATTATTTGATAATTCATTTTATCTCCTTAGTAAAACTTAATTTCGCAGGCATCTGTACTACAATAAGCCTCGCCCTGTGCTTCTAAATTTTTTACGCCATCGTAAATAGCAGACCAATCAATCTTTCCAATTTTTCCAACATAAGAATTATATTCTTCTTTGGTTATTTGAGTATAAGGTTGCTGTGGATATGTTTTATTTCCCATGGGCAAGAATGATACTGCTTTTAATTGCCCCTCGTACATGTGTAAGGCGGGAGCAATAAACTTAGACTCTGTTTCTTTATCAAATGAAAGTGTTACAGATACCCCATTGTCTGACCAATATTTTTGAGCAGTTGCTGCTAGACCAATTTTTTCAAAAAGACTTACATCTTTTTCAGATCTTGGGTGCCCAGATGCTACTGGGAAATATACTACTGAAGTGTTTGCTGATACTACATCATCTTCAATTTTATATCCTGCTGCTTTAAATAAATGCATCATTGGATCTGTATTGCCAAACCTTATAGCACGAAGATAAAATTCTCCTCCTGGACCCCAATGAACTCCTGGAGTAGCACCAGAAAGCAATGAAACAGAGCCAGAAGGTTTGACGGTAGTTACACGAATTGACTCTCTAACGCATAGCCATTCCGAATAACTATGGTCATATGAGCGAATCTTTCGATACCCTTCATCCATCCATTGTCGTACCGTTGGCATACCTTTAGTGTCTGCAAAAGATGCAATTCCAGTTAAAGATGTTCCAATACGACGATTACGTTGCATAATTCCATTTGTGGTTTGCCAGTGTGTTGGCATGAGTGTTACAGTTTTGCCATATAGATATGCAAACTTCAATGTGCGTAAAAAATCTTCTTTGTCTTCATGTCTATTAAGATGAACTTCTACTAATGTGCAAAGTTCGTAAGACTCTAGTGGTTGTTCAGCGCAAGGATTAAATCCCATGATACGAGAATCTTTTCCATCTGCAGGATCTGCAAGGCGTCCATAGTTACGAGCAACATCTAGCCAAATAAAACCTGGCTCTCCGTTATCTACAATTAGGTCAACATAGTCTTCATATTTTGTTCCAACTTCTGCTGAAATAGAATTATTAGACATCCAGGCCCATCCTGGATTTTCTGAATCAAAAGAATTTCTATCTGGAAAAACCTCTGCATTTTTTAAATTAATAAAATCTTTATCTTCTGGTAAC